TACTTTTCAAGCTCAAACAGCAGCGCCAGGACTTATACCTCAAGCAGCAGGTGGTTTCTTTGGTAACATAGCTAACTTTTTAGGCAGGTCTGATGTTAACCAAGCACTACGCACAGGTGGTGAATACTACTTAGGTCGAGAAAACATAAAAGATGTTCAAAGACTAGGCCGTGAACAGCAGGAACAAGCAGCCATCTTAGCCGAAAGAGCGAGAGCAGGCACGGAGTTTAAACCATACACTGTTACTAGCGGTCTAGGGCAGGTTGTCACAGACCCTACTGGTGGCATTGCTGTACAGCTATCTCCAGAGCAGCAAGCTCTACAGGCGCAACTACAGGGCCAAGCAGCAGGTTTATTTGGACAGGTAGGCCAAGACCCAGCAGCACAGCAGGCAGCTATCTTTGAGCAGATTAGAGCTACACAGCGTCCTGAAGAGGAGCGTCAGCGTCTAGCACTAGAAGAGCGTATGCTGTCACAAGGCCGTCTAGGTTTATCCTCTGCTGCTTATGGCGGTGCATCTCCTGAGCTACTGGCACAAGAGACTGCTCGTCAGGAAGCTATGGCACGAGCTAGTTTAGGTGCTAGAACTCAGGCACTAACAGAGCAGCAGCAGGCTCTAGCAGGCGCTACAGGACTGCTAGAAGCTGGTTATCAGCCACAGAGAGAAGCTCTGGGTCTTCTAGGCGCAGCCGTTCCTTCTGCTACCTTTGCTGACATTGGCCGCAGAGAAGGTACTGAGCTTGAGTCTCAACTACAAAGAGCTGGCATAGAGTCTCGTTTACAAGCTGAAGATTTAGCTAACCAGCTACGCCTTGAGCAGCAGCGACAGCTTCTAGGTGGTCTACTGGGTCAACAGCCTACGTATGCACAGCAGCTACAGGCTAAAGAGCTAGGCATTAAATTAGGACGAGACAGTGGTCTGTTCGGTAACTTAGGCGGCCTAGTTGATAATGTAGGTGGCTTTTTTGGATCAATCTTTGGTGGAGGTAAGGGCTAATGGCTAGGGATATTGCAGGATTTTTAACAGGTATAGAAAGCACACAGCAGCCTGTACAACCTATTCCAGGTACTCCAGGCTTTCGTGGACAGTTTGGTGCAGCTAGGGCGCAAGGTTTAGGAGCTGGGCTAAGCGGGTTGTTACGTGGTGGTGCGCCTTCTACGCAGGAGCAGATACAGGGTGCTATGAGTCAATTAGACCTTACTAACGTAGGTGACTTAGCAAAACTAGCTAGGATTCAACAGGCTCGTGGAGACTTAGCAGGAGCTGCTCAGACCGCTAGTAAGATAGAAGCGCTAAGAGAGCGTGAACGCTTAATAAAAGAAAACGAAGAAAAGAAGTTGCTAGACGAGGAGACCAGAACAGCATCAGAAGCAGAAAGTGCAAGAAGATGGGAAGAGGAACAGAAGCTAAGAGAACAAAGAATAGACCTTGAAAGACAAAGGCTAGAAAGAGAGGAGGGCAGAAGAAAACTGCTAAGTCAAGATGTAAAAGCTATTAGAGAGTATGTAGACCAAGCTGACCTTAGTTCAGGAAGAGCTAACACAGCCTTAAATTTAGCTGATCGTTACGCATCTCTTGAACCTACAGGCGGTGCTTTTGGTACTGCTCTTAGTACTTTTAAAAGCATTGTGGGTGGTCAAGATGAAGTATCTAGTTTAAAAACCGAGCTTGACAGAATTGTAAACACAGGGATTATTAATTCTCTGCCTCCCGGTGTAGCTTCTGATAGAGATATAGCATTAATTAAAAAGGGTTTTCCTGATTCTAGTTGGAACCCAAAAGAGATAGAAAAGTTTTTAAGGGCTATGGCTAAAATATCTGCTTATGACGCTGAAAAAAATGCGTTTAGGGCTAGATACGCCAGAGACAACGATGGTATCGAAACAGGCTTTACAGACGCTTGGCGGCAGCAGATAAACGAACCGGGATATAAAGAGGCTGTGGCTGGAAAGTACGGGTTTGAGTACGATATACCAGAAACAGACGTGATTTTTGACGCAGATAGAGCAGCAGCGGTAGCAGCAGCGGCAGCAGAGCAAAGAGAAAGAGAGCAAAGAATGACGCAAACTCCTTCATCGTCTGCTCAAAGTGTAGCAGAAGCCTTTAAATAATTTAGGAATATTAACATGGCAGATAGAACATTACCTAATGGACGCACTATTAAAGGTGTTCCAGACAACTTTTCTAATGAGGATTTAAAAGCATACGCTATAGCTGAAGGTTTTGCTACAGAAGAAGACTACAATCAAGACTTGGAGACTTCAGCAGATTATCTTTCTTTGCTGGGCGAAGTAGGTGGCGGTCTAGGCGGTGCTTATCTAGGAGCTACTTATGGCAGTGCTGTAGGGCCAGTAGGTACTCTAATTGGAGGAGCTTTAGGAGCAGGTATAGGGTACTTTGCAGGAGAGTTAGGAGAGTCTTACGCAGAAGATAGAGACTTTGACGTAGAGCAAGCAGGAACTGAGGCTTTACAGGCAGCAGCAGTAGATGCCGCGTTTGGAGCAGGATTTAGTGCCATAGGTAAGGTTGTTTCTAAAGTGTGGTCGCCTGTTGACAAACTGTTTTCTCCTACTTACATCAGAGGAGGCAATGAGTCCGAAGCTGCGCAGGCTGCTTTAGCTATACAGAGAGGCGAGAAAACTCTTGATGACGTAATAGCAGAAGGTTTTTCTCCTGAGCAGTTAAACCTCATTAGAACAAACTTAGGAAAACGCAGAGAAGAGTTAGAGCAGATTGAAACTCTTAACACTAAACTGAGGGCAAGAGGCGCTCAGATGCTTCCACAGCAAGCCACTCCTGAGTTTAGAGGAGCTGGTTTAGCACAGGACTACGCAGCAAGCTCTGCTTTTCTAAAGTCAGAATATGAAGCTATATTAAAAGACCAGTCTGATTGGATTAAGGATTCTTTTGAAGAAGTGCTAACAGGTCAGTTAAGCAAAGGGCTAAGCAGAGATCAGCTAGGAACAGCAGTACAAGGTCTTGTTAAAGATGCTGATAAGGCTTTGTCAGCTAAGGCTTCTAGTCTGTATAGAGCTATTGATAAAGAAGGTGCTGTATTTCTGGGAACAGGAGGAGTCAAGAACAATGCTAGACGCGCTCAACAAGCTGGTGCTAGTTCGTCAGACGTAAACAGCGCATCTAAGGTTATTTTAGGCTTGAGTGATAAGCTATCTCCTGCGGAGACTACTAAGGCGATAAACCGACTGAGAACTCTGTCTAAGAACTACCAAAATCCTAAAGCTAAGAACATGCTTAACAGTGCAGCTGCCAATCTGAAGAATCAAATGGCTAGGCATGAAAGACTAATTAAGACAGAGGACACCCGACAGCTAGGAACTAAAGCACTGAACGAGTTGACTAAAAGGTCTGGAGAGTCTGGTATTTTAGGTGCTCATAGAAAGATAGCTGAGAAACTTGTCAGCATGAGAGATGAAATGTCTTTTGCTGAGACTCACCTAGAGCTTTCTACCTTAAAAGCCATGCAAAGGGATGCTGCTGCTTCTATGGGCGAGAAAAGCTCTAAAGCTGAGAACCTGATTAACAAGGCTATTGACTCTTTATCTAAGTCTATGGACACTAAGGCTAACCAGTTTAATCCTGTATTGAACCAGAAGTACAAGCAGGTATCAGACCTGTATCGTGAAGGCATTAAAGACATACACGGAGACTGGATTGTCAAGTCTGTTAATCAAGGTAATCCTGCTAAGATAGGCGAGTTCTTGGCGTTAAACGGAGAGAGAACTGGTATTGAACAACTAGGTAAACTGATCAATAGGGCTAAGTCTTTAGGCAAGGATGTGGACGGAGAAAATCTGTTCAAGTCTATTGAAAGGTCTTACTTAAACTCATTGTTCCCTACTAGATCACCAGAAGAAGGTGTAAAATTTGTAAACAAAATAAACAATGAAAAGTTTGCTGACACCTTTAACGCTATTGTAGGTAAGGAGAGAGGCAATAAGATCAGAACCTTGGCTAATGAGATAGACTTATTAGCTAAGGGAGTACAAGGATCAGAAGGTGCTTTGTCGTTATCTATTAGAGGCGGTGAAATATCTGCCGCTAAAAGTCCTATGAGTACTGGCCCTATCTTCTACGCTCTTTTAGGTAAGGTTGTAAAAGGCCAGATAAGCCCAGAGAACGTCACTAAGAAGATAGCACTGGCTAAACAGGCTAACGCAAGACTAGCTAAAGGAGAGACACTCCCTAGAGGAATGATAGCTGGTATACTGGGCAAAGAGGATGCCTTTAAAGTTGCAGGTCTAATGACTGGTGCTTTAGTCCCGCAAGAGTAAACAAAAAAGCCCTGCGTAGTTATCTACACAGGGCTTTTTAGTACCTACAGAGTCTACACTATCTCACACGCACCACCTACACACGCTAACTCTTGACTTCCTGTCGTGTTATCCTCTTCCTCGTACTTTTCCAGGTCGTTCCAATCCACCCCCTGCGGCATAGACGCTACTAACTCATCATACTTCTCAGCGTCAATGTCCTCATACGGAGCTTGTTGATATACATGATCACTATATGGCAACAAACTAATCCCACTACACAGATCAAAGTTCTCCCATATCCACTGTGCTACTTGCAAGAACTCGTCATCCGTGTAGTACACAGTGATACTTGGCTTATGTTCGCACCAGTGATTCTGGTAAGCCTTCCAAAGCTCTAGCTGCTGCATAGCCCCTACCTGCTTGACGGTCACAGAGGACTCTGGAGCCTTGATAGGGAAGCTAAAGACTGAGGACGTAGGAGACATCACATCCTGCTCTACAGGGAATCCTGACTGTGCCATGAAGACTGCAAGCGGGTCTTTGTGGTCGCTGCGTACTCTGCGAATGTAATGCTTAGAGAAGCGAGGATGGATACCAGAAGCAGAATCAACAAGTTGAGATACAGTACCGCTAGGCTTAACACACGTAATAGCCGCAGACTGGTTAATACCAAGTTTCTCAGCCCACTTCTTATTTGTATCCACAGCAACATCTCGTACTTCCTCCAGCCACTTAGACAAGTCCTTAGACTCTCCCTTGCTCAACAGGTAGTGATCCATGATGCCTGTCATGCTGACACCCAGTAGTGCTTCCTCCTCAGTGTTCTTCTTCCAGCAGTTACGCAGGTATCTGAAGTCTGTCAAGGTAGCCTGTAGTGTACCAATGATAGCAGCCATCTCTGCCTTCTTCTTGAGACTAGCCAGTGTGTCATCAGGACGTACTACAATCTCTGACAGGTTACAGAACTGGTTGCTACGCAGGATAATCTCAGAGCATGGGTTAGTACCAAAGTCCTGTTCAGGGTCACGCCTACCGTTACGGCCTGCAATCTTCTGAGCTGCTATACGGCTGAAGATACCACGCTCACCCGCCTTACTCTCGTACATGTTCTGCATCTCTGCTAGAAAGGACTCAAAGTCTGGCTTCTCAGTGTACGCTACGCTGTTGTTAGCAAGCCTACGGTGGCCCTCATGCCTCCACCAGTCTCCTGACTTAGCCTTCGCCATACGTGGATCAGACAGGTTAGAGAGACTGATTAGAGCTGATCTACGCACACCACCTACCACTACAATGTCCGCTATCTTACACACTACATCGTGACACTCAATGCTCGTCAGCTTACGTCCTGCGGCCTTCTGGAATATCTCTACACAGAAGTTAAACAGGTCTACCAGAGGCTCAGGCCCACTTGCACGACCGCCAAAGGTCTTCAGTCTAGCTCCTGCTGGTCGTATGCGGCTTATGTCCCACGTAGGTATCTTACCAGCATAAAGCATAGCAATCAGCTCACGGAATGCAGAGGCCCAGCCTATCTTGCTGTCACTAACAACAATAACACTGTCAGTCTTGTGGAAGGTCTCTGCAACCTCTGGCAGCTTGTTAATGAAGTTACGCTCTACGCTGAAGCCTACGCCTGTGCCACACATCAGCACGTACATTAGCTCGTCAAAGCTACGCGCAGAGTCAATGGCTAAGTAACTACAATTAAATCCAGCTACGTTGTCTTTATCTAGCGCCTCACCTGCTGTCATCATACAGCGCATGCTAGGCATGACTTCCATGTTATGTATAGCGTCAAACATCTTAGCACTGGTCTTCTGGTCTAGCTGACCTCTGTCAACCCAGAAGGCGACATAGCGGTTGACTGTCTCTGCCCAGGTCTCTCTGCGCTTCTGTTCAGGTAGCCAACGTGCGTAGCGGCTCTTGTGTATAAACTGTTGGTACTGATCCATTATTCTTCCTCATCTAGTGGTATGTGGTAGGAGCATGCTTTTAAGAAGTAATCAAACTGCTCTCTCATGTCATGTACTGTCTGCCCGTCGCTATATATCGTATAGACTATCTTGACTGCTGGAGATATTCTCTCTGCTTCTCCGAACTCAGGGTAGTGTATAAACTCAAACACTGGTTGTCTGTCCACTAGCTGTTCTCCTCTGTTACCATTGCAGTTAGCTTCTGTAAGTACCAGCCAGCTTTCTGTAGGTCTTCTACCTGCTTGCCTTTGTAGTCATAGCGCCACAAATACTTCATGCAGTTGCCCTTGAGGTAGCCCTTGAAAGCCACTGAAGACATAGACTCTTCTATAGCTTCAATACACTCTATGTTGCCAGTGTTGTAGTGTTTGGGCTTGTTTACGTTGTCCATGATCTGTTCAGCTTCCTCATGTGCTGCCTTCATCCACGCTTCCAACCCTGTCTTTTTCTCTATTGCTGGGTGTTGCTTACGTACTCTATCCCAGTCTGCTGGTGTTGCGTCATTGAGTCTCATGTCTAAAATCCTCTTGTAACTGTTCTAATTTATCGTTGGCCTTGTCGCTAAAGGCATCTACTAACTCTTCTGAGCTTATGTCTAATATCTCTATGAGTGTTAGTTCGTCCAGTAGCTTCAGCTTATCCAGTAAATCGTAATAGGTTAGAGCCATCCTCTTCTCCGTACTTCTGTCTTAGATAGTTTATACTGACTGGTAGTTCATCACAACCGCCATTGACTACCTCGTTCAACATCCATATACCAGCCCAGCTTCCGTTAGTCTGGGGAGTTAAGTAGTCTTCATCATGCTGGTAGAATATACCTGAAAACAGCCCTAGTAGATTTGTGCCGTCTGCTTTACGGGCATAGGCTATGTCTCTATCTTGTACATGGCCCATCACACAGCTCATATACTTCTTAGCCAGCATTAACTTAGCAGAGCTAACTGGCCTGCCCATAACACCTGAAGTAAAGTAGTGGCAGTAGGCGATGTCATCAATGACAATAGGTTCCAAAAATGGTACAACTTCAAAGCCCATCTCCTCTAACATAAAGTCTTCATACTTCATTAGTCCGTCTAGCTTGGGGTCTGCCTCAATAGCTCTCTCTATACGGTGCTCGTGATTACCAAGAGTGAACACTAGGCGAGGGTTCCATTGCTTCCACTTGTTGCGCTTCAGTCTTTCCTGTTCACGCTGTATAGGCTCTAGGAATGTACGCATAGCGTCAATGCCTGCGTTGATGTCGTTGATGTAGCGTCTGCCTTCAAAGGACTTCTTACCTACGTCATAGCTGCTTAGGCTAGGCATGTCCCAGTGGTCGCCTATGTGGATGATAACGTCAGGCTTCTTCTCTGCTGCGTACTCTCCAGCCCATTTTAGATGAGCAGTGCTGTGTCCAGGTTTTACTTGTGTGTCTGGTATTACTAGATGCTTGGTCATTTTAAAACTCCTCTGCTAGATACCATGTAACACATTTTCTATTGCATGAACTGCATACACGAGCCAGTCCTTGTTTAGCCAGTCCTAAGTTTTTCAAGTCAGGAAGTCTTCGGCTAAATATCTGTCGTTGTTGATGCATATCTCCCTCAGACAAATCAGCCAGTTCTCTACTTGTCAGTCCTTGATTATCAACTAAAATGTCATACACCATTGCTCTTTGTGTGTCCATAGCACCAGAACT